TGGTCTAGGTTTGAGAGTTGGTTATTCGGTGATTTTCCCGCCTTCGCGGATGAATGCATTTCGCTTCGGGTGAGAAAGATTGTTGAAGGAAGCGCGGGAGATTTTGGCAACCTTGGTTTCCTCTTGTTCTGCGTTTTGGGTATCGAGTGGAGGATGCCCGGAAGCGACAATGCGGTTGGTGACAAGCTTGTTGACCGCTTCCTTGATCGGGCAGTCTTCGCTTTCCTCGTCTTCAATGGCAGACTCGATAGCCTTGATCACAGACTCAGGTGCCTTCGCGGCTTCAAGCTCCTGCTTGGTTGCGTTGTGGGCATCTGCTTCGGCCTTGCAGAGAGACTCTGAGCTTTCCGCTTTAGCCTTGAACTCTTCGACCTCGTCGATTGCGGAAGCGAGCAGGTGATCTGCTTCGGTAAGCTTCGCAGTGAGGCTTTGGATTTCGGAGTCTTTGGCGATAAGCTCGCCGTTGGCAAAGTCGAGCTTCGCCTGAAGCTCTCCGTTTGGAAGTAGTCGGTCGAGAATGCTCATTTCGTTAGTGCTTTGCTTTTGCAATTTATTTGCGTTTTTGTCAATCGGGGATTTTCCAACGATGGAATCGGCAAACTTGCGCTCCACCGCTTCCGCTGCGCCCATCCAAGTCTCCTTCTTCATCAGTTCGCGCATCTCGTCTTTGTCCGCGCCGGTAACGCCCGCGTAGATCCCGGCGATCTCGTCGCTCATTTCGTCGAGGATCTTAGCGGCTCGCGCATGGTCGTCAGAGTTTCCAGCAACCATTTGCTGCGCTTCGTGAATCATGATCCGCGAGCCTTGGGTGATTCGGCGCTCGTCTGCCGCCATGAAGATCACGGAAGCCATGCTGGCGACGATGCCATTGCCTGTTGCGATGACCTTGACGCCACGTTCCCGCATTCCCATCAGGGAGTGATATACCCGGTATCCGTCGAGAACGCTTCCGCCTGGGCTGTTGATCTCGATTTCCAGCGTCTCCAAAGCGTCGTCAGCCTTTGCCGTGAACTCGCCAATGCGCAGGTTCTCCGCAACAGCCTTCGCTCCGTAGAGCTTCTCGATTTCGCCGATCAGGTCGTCGGAACTCCACGGCGTCACCGCATCGTTCAGCTTCACCTTTCCGGTCCTGTTTTCAATTTGGATCAGATTCATAGTCGTTGCATTTGTTGAGTTTTCAGATTCGTTTCGGCGCACCCAAGCAGCTGCCCATGTTTGTCCTGGATCACCACCCCACAGCGCCCACGCGATGCGCCCAGCGGATGGGTAGCCATCCTCACCGGGGAGAAGCCCTGCCCTTTCTTGTCCACCTCGTGGCGCGAGAAGTAGCTGTGCATTCTGCGGATCGTGTCGTCCGAAAGATTGGCGCGACGGGAAATGTCTCTGGCGCGTGCCACGCCGATTCCAGTGCCGCCACGACCGTATTCACGCCGCCACTCAAGGCCGCGTTTAGCCTCGGCAATCATGCCTTCGTTGGGGTAGTTCTCGTCAGGCATCTTCCTCTTGGGTTTCTTCGGCTTCGGTTGATTCCTGATCTTCCGGCGGGCGCGATTGCATCGACGGATTCATGTCATTGGCGGTAAACATGCCCTTGTAGCGAGGATCGAGCGTCACCCCGCCCTTCTGCTGGGCCGCCTCAAACGCCTGCTCCTTCTTGACGGCATTGTCGAACTTGCGCGGCCAGTAGTCCTCCTCGTCCTTGCCAAGGTCGGATAGAATGTCCTCGTCGGAAATTACCCCGGCCCGCCAGAGTTCCAGCATGGCCTTTGAAATCCTACCGTCGTCGATGGTGATGACGGGAGGCATATTGAAATCCCATCTCCACCAGTCTTCAGACTCGCCGATCCGCCCAAGCTTCTTGAGCTTCTGGGTGGCGTATCCAATACACCGCTTGGCGAGAACGCGAAGCGATGCCTGCCGGTCTTTAACCGTGCGGCGGGCAAGCTCGATCTCCTTTCTTTCTGCCGTTCCTTGGCCTGTGGCCGACCAAACCATGGCAACCGGCCAAGGGATACCGGAGAGCGTCATGCGGATCATGCGGTCGTTGTAGTCGCTCCACATATTGCCGGGGTTCTCATGCTTGAGAACGTCGATTTTGCTTCCGGTTCCGGCTCTGAAATGCTTGACCGCTCCACCCTCCATATACCGGACGGTCGTGCCTCTCTCTTCTGACACGCTGGAGCTTCCCGCGAAGTGATTGCCAGGCATCCCGTCGTCAGGAACTCCGCTTTCGTTGGACTCAATGAGCGCGATGGAAGATCGGATCAGCATGTTAAGCCGCTCCCATTCGTGCGACTGCATCGAGTCCCGAATGTCGTTTAGTCCGTGCGTGATCGAGGGGTAGCCACGCTTGCTCTCGGGGTAATCCGACTCAAAGCAATGGATCATCGATGTGGCCGGGATGTCCTTGAAGCTGGTCTTGTCATCCTCCATGTATCGGTAGGCGATGACTGTTCCTCGCTTGTTGCAAATCACCCCGTCGAGGATCATGCCGCCCGCGTATGGTCCTTCCTGAACCACCTCTTGGGTCACGCTTGACCCATTAAGGTAGCTGGACCGAATCCGGTGGGACGGCACCACTTGCAGTGCTGGATAGCCACTGTCATGCTCCGTCAGAAGGATGAAAACCTCGCCGTCGCGGTCGAGGAGGATCGACGAATGGTACAGGATGTCCGTGAATCCCCGGCCACCGCCCCGGATGTCGGCAATCGGGCAGAACTCCTCCCTTACAACGCGTTCCGCCTTTTTCCTCCACCGTTCGGAGGTGGATGCGTTCTTCGGCTTCCACGCGTCACCAACGGAGAACATGGCGATCTGGCGGATGGCACCTTTGATCGGCCCGAAGTTCTCGATGATCGACCGCGACACGGAAACCAAGGTTTGCCTGTCGTAGGGGGTGATGAGCTTTTCAATGTCGTCCAGCCGGGTCGGTTGCCAAGGCCGCGCATTGGAGTTCGCCTCGCTTCCGTGAGAGAAGCGGCGGTAGGGTGTTGCCGGGTTTCCGTTAGCGTCAACGATCATAGGGTTAGCAGAAGCGTGCGTGGTAGGTTCGACTTGGCCGGATTCCGGTATCCAAACCCCTGAGTGCCAAGTTCATCGCGTTCAACCGGTCGGTCGTGCTGGTGTCGATCCGCGTCGTGTAGTTCGCGCCGTTCTTTCCGCCCGTCACGATTGTCCCGCTAGTCGCGCCAGACATGATCGCGTCGGCAAGTGTATCGTAATGCGTCTTGAGCGCGGCAGTAAGCACCGCATCCCCCTTCGCACGGTCATAGAAAACCTGCGCAAGCCTCACAATGTCTGCCATGCGGTGTAGTAAATTACAAACGCAAGCAAGTTGCAAGAGCTGAAATTTACTCCTTGGCCTTGATGTGGCCCCTCAGATCAAATCAGCAGCGACATTTGGGGTTTGGTGATTTTATTGGACTTGCTTAGATTTTCTTTAGCCTTGAGTGGCTGCAAGTTCGTGAAGTGCCAGCATTGCGCTAATTGCGATGGGTCGCCGTGGTCAAACGAAGCGCAAGGTAGAATATGGTCAACGTGCCAGTGCTTGCCATAGTTCCTCCACGTCATCCCCCGCTTGAATTTTCCTTCTAGCCACTTCTTCAGTTCTTCTAGCGTGCATCCTACGTGAGTCATTACGGAACAGTGCTTTGAAACGCCTTGGCAGTTCAAGGCCAGGCTAAGACGCCTAGAAATAGACGCCCTTACTTTCAGTAATGGATTTTTTTCCAGCCTTTCCCGCAGGCATTGATTTTTTTTAGCGCGTTGCGCGGCGTGGTTCTTCCGGTAATACATTCTCGCGTATTCGTTGCGGTAATCGTGGTTTTTGATTGCCCACTCCTTCGTCTTGGTCGTTACTTTTTCTTTGTTCCTTTTGACGTATTCGCGTTGTTTTCGCCTCAGCTCTTCTCGAGCGCCTTCTCTTCGTATCGCCATCCTTTTCTTGAAGCACTCCTTGCAATCAGGTTGATAAACTCCTTTTCTGCTAACGTAGAAGCTGCTCAGGCTTAGAGTGTTTTGGCATTTTCTGCATTTCTTGCAATCCATTCGTCTAGAATATGATTATGCTTGCGAATTGCAAACCCTTTTATTTGGATGCGACCTTTATGTGACCTCTCATCATCATGAATCCGGTTGCTGCCATTTCGCAGTCTAGCAAGTGCTGGTCCTTTTTCCCGATTCGCTGCCAAATCTGTCTTTGTTGATTATCCCGCCCAGCCACAATCGAAACCTTCCGCTCCCCATTCATGTGCTGCTTGAAATCTGGAATCACGTCGTCCGGGAACTCCCATCGCCCCAACCGCCCAGCCCGAAGGTCCGCGAGAACATCCTTGATCGGGTTCACGCATAGGTTCAGGAATGACATTTTCAACCCTCCACCGGACTGCCCCGACTGAATCCGAGAATAGGGAGCCTTGACGATTCCGCTCGCTGTAGGGATCGGGAAGCTGTCTTGCTGGACTCCGTGGTAAGCGGTCCAGCCAAACTTGGAGCATTGCTGGTAAACGTAGTCACGGCGATACTGGGCATCGACCATCACGCACCTCTCCCGCACTTGGTAACGCTGCCGCATTTCCTCTGCTTCCTCGAAAGTGAGGAGCTGCCCGCAATTCAACTGCTTTGAGTTTCCTTCCGAGTCGCAAGCCCGAATCGTAAACCAAAGCGAGTTCTGCTGAACGTCCATGCACATGCAGCGGTCGGCCTCGTTGTCGATCAACCTGCCGTCCGCGTAATCCTCAATCTTGTATCCGCCGGAAATCAATTCCGCTGGCGGGTCAAACTGTGACGGCTTCCAGAACTCCGCGAGCCGCTTCTTCACGAAGATTTGGAGTAGCGAGAGATCGCCTCTTGCCTTCGCGTCCTGCGCCTCCTCCCATTCCATCACGGCTTTCAGCCACGGGATTCGCCAGATCGCCAGCACGTTGCAATGGAATCCGACATGCCCTTTGACTGAATGCTGGTTGGTCGCGATGTATCGACCGGTCTTTGCGAGCTTCCGGCGTTGGACCGATGTGTCCTTGTATTCCGCCTTGCAGTCCTGATTGGAGCATTGGTAGTAGATCGTTTCCGCCGTCTTGTCCCAGTCAATAGAACCATCTGGCAGAGTCTGCTTTTCCCACTTGAGCTGATTCCAGAAGTATTTCTGGACGGTCGAGCAAGAGGCGCATTCAAAGTGAAACTCCCGCTGGTCGGTCTTTTTCCATTCCCGGTAGAGATCCGTCTCAGAGTCGTTGTCATCGGCAGCACCCTCCGCGTGCGAGTTGCCACCCTGACCGATGTAGAACACCTTGCTGTTCCATTTGTCGTGGGTTCGCGCCTCGGCTTCTTTCATGCGGCCAGGGTAATTGTCAGATAGCTG